CTATTCGTGGTGGGAAGCCGCCGAAGGTGCAGCAGTACCTGCGACCGGAACAGGTCAGGAGAACATTTCTGCTCTCCTACAGCAGGCAGGCATCAATATCGGTTCAGGCTTCTGATCCAGTATTTTCTTGACAGGATTTTACATTTATGGCAATCAACTTACCCTTCGGGTTCGTACTAGGTAGAACGGGGGGGATTCCGAAAGAAGAAGATCGGAAGTCCCCCTCGTTTGTCCCTCCTGATTATGATGACGGTGCAGTGCCCATTGAAGTGGGTGGATACTACGGTGCTTTCGTTGACTTCGACGGCACTATCAAAACCGATATTGATCTAATACACAAGTACAGAGACATGGCAATCCACCCCGAGGTGGAAACTGCCATTGCAGACATCTGCAACGAGTCTATCGTGTACAGCGACTCACTGGATACTGTAAAAATTGATACTGGCAGCATTGACCAACCAAAGTCCATTAAAGACAAAATTGAAGCAGAGTTTGGTGAAGTACTTAAACTACTGGACTTCTCGCGTCGTGGATACGAAATATTCCGTAAGTGGTATATTGACAGTCGTCTGTACTACCATGTGATTGTAGACGAAGCCAACAAGAAAAAGGGCATCAAAGAGTTGCGCCCTATTGATCCTGTAAAGATCCGAAAGATCCGCAGCATCAAGAAAAAGCCTCTTGCAAAAGACCAGTCGATACGTCCGTCTTCCGTTCAAGTGATTAGTTCTGTGGAAGAGTTCTACGTGTACAACGACAAGGAGCCAAACTCCGCAGCCATTAGCATGGAAGGCTTGAAGATTAGCCCCGACGCTATTTGCTTTGTGCACTCGGGGCTGTTCGACAGTTCACGCAAGCGCGTGATTGGGTATTTGCACAAGGCTATTAAAGCACTAAACCAGTTGCGTATGATTGAAGACGCAGTGGTGATTTACCGCATTACTCGCGCACCCGAGCGTCGCGTTTTCTATGTGGACGTTGGCAACTTGCCCAAGCAGAAGGCAGAGGAGTATGTGCGTGGGCTAATGAACCGCTACCGCAACAAACTCATGTACGATCCTAACACGGGTGAGATTGCAGACAGTCGCAAACACTTGTCCATGCTTGAAGACTTTTGGATGCCTCGTCGTGAGGGCGGCAAAGGCACAGAAATCAGCACACTTCAGGGTGGACAAAACCTGTCCGAGATGGACGACGTAAAGTACTTCCAAAAGAAACTGTTCCAAGCACTGAATGTTCCGTCTTCACGCTTGGAAGAGTCCAGTGGATTCAACCTTGGTCGCGCCTCGGAAATCTCACGCGACGAAGTAAAGTTCTTCAAGTTCATTGAACGCCTCCGTATGAAGTTCTCTGAACTGTTCCTTGAACTGCTGCGTGTGCAGTTGGTGTTGAAGGGCATCATCAAGGAAAACGAGTGGGCAGACATGGAGGGCAAACTCCAGTTCCAGTTCGTCAAGGACTCCCACTTTAGCGAACTCAAAGAGAACGAAATTATTAAAGAGCGTTTGCTTTCGTGTCGTGACGCAGAAGACTTTATTGGCAAGTACTTCTCCCGTGAATGGGTACGCAAGCACATCCTCCGCCAGACCGAAGACGACATTGAGCAGATCGACAAGCAGATTGCAGAGGAACAGGAGAGCGGAGTTATTGCGTCTCCAGAAGGCGCACCCCCACCAGAAGGTGCTGCACCCGCGCCCGCTCCTGAAACTGCTGCACCTGCACTCGCCCCTGCGCCTACAGGCGGTGGAGAACCACAGGTAACCATTGGTGAAATCGTTCCTGAAGACGAAGAAGACCTTAACGACTGATAGGAGTACAGTATGGACGCACTAGATTTGTCGTACACAGAGTTTAAAACAGCCATCCACAACAGCCTTGCAGAGCGGCTACGGGAGCGGTTGGCACGGGAAAAGCAGATTATTTCAAATGAAATTCTTGCAGATCCTAACGATAACCCCACAACAGAACCCCAGTCAAACGCGGAAGAAAACTAAATAATCTGTCACGAAAGGACGCTCATGGACACCAACCGAAAAATTGTCAAGGCACTGCTGATGAAGGACTACGCTGCTCTGAAAGAAGGCGTGTTCTCTACCCTGTACACCAAGGCAGGTCAGGCAATGGAACAAGCAAAGGCAGCGGTGCGTGAAGCGGCGTTCAATGCCCCCAAAGGCGGAGAGCAGTTGGACGAAGTGTCTCCTCCGGGCATGGAGAAGATGACAGGCTCCAAGAAGACGAAGGCTTCGTTCGCCAAGCAGTACGGTAAGCGTGGCAAGAGCGTCATGTACGCCACCGCTTGGAAGCAGTACAACAAGAAGGCGCAAGACTAATGAAACTCATCACCGAAACAGTTCAGGACATCAACATTCTGACCGAAACCAAAGACGGTCAGAAGCACTACTTTATTGAAGGCGTGTTTATGCAGGCTGAAGCGAAGAACCGCAACGGTCGCGTGTACCCCATTTCGGTGATGGAAAAGGAACTGGATCGGTATCAGAAAGAACACGTGAAGACCAATCGCGCAATGGGCGAATTGGGTCACCCCGAAGGTCCGACTGTGAACCTAGAGCGCGTTTCTCACCTTATAAAGGACTTGCGCCTAGAGAAGAACGATGTGTACGGCAAAGCCAAGATTTTAGACACCCCATACGGCAAGATTGTCCGCAATCTTATTGACGAGGGCGTGAAACTGGGCGTTTCGTCCCGTGGCATGGGTTCCCTGAAGGAGCAAGACGGGGTAAATGTGGTACAGGAAGACTTCATGCTTGCCGCTGTTGATGTGGTGGCTGACCCCTCGGCTCCCAACGCTTTTGTCAACGGCATTATGGAAGGTCGGGAATGGATTTGGGAAAACGGAGTTCTCAAGCCCATAGTGGTTGAGGGGTACAAGAAAGTAATAGAAAATACGCCTGCTCATAAGTTGGAAGAGCAAGCACTGCGCGTATTCAAGGACTTCATCTCAAGACTCTAACAGAGATATATAAATAGAACCAAGGAGAATCCAGTCATGGCAAACGACAAGATAGAAGATGTAATCCGAAAGGTTGTTCTAGGCGAATCCTTTATGGCAGAAGATGCCAATGACGTTGGTCCTGGTTCTGGCGACGAGGACGAGAACACCGTTGAGGACGATGAAGACGGCGAAGGCTTTGATGTAGTCGAGGAAGAAGTCCTTGACGAAGAAGCCATTGACGAAGCCAAGGACGAAGACGAAGAGGACGAAGAGGACGAAGAGGACGAAGAGGACGAAGAGGACGAAGACGAAGAGGACGAAGGCAAGGGCAAGAAGGGCAAAATGCCTGCTTTCCTTAAAGCCAAGTTCAAGAAGAAGATGGAAGAGTCTGCTTCAGACTACTCCAGCGATAAGGTGTACAAGACGGCTAACGGCAAAACCGCACAGATCGCTGAACCAACCGGAGACGCCAGCGGCAAGAACATGGCTACCATCAAAGCCAAGAAAAGTGACGCAAATTCAGAAACCAAGATTCCTTCGGTCAGCATGAAGAAGGAAGACATTGACGCTCTGTTCAGCGGCACTGAACTTTCAGAGGACTTCAAGAACAAGGCTGCAACCATTTTTGAAGCCCACATGAACGAGCGGTTTCACGCTGCTGAAGCCCAACTCCAAGAGCAGTACGAAGCACTTTTAGAAGAGCACACTGCTGCCGTTACCGAAGAACTCATTGAACGTATTGACGATTACCTCGCTTACGTTGTCGAAGAGTGGATGCAGGAAAACCGACTCGCTGTTGAAAGCGGTCTACGCACCGAGATTGCTGAAGAATTCATCGGCAACCTCCGCAACCTTTTCAACGAGTCGTACATCACCGTTCCTGAAGACAAAACAGACCTGTTCGATGAGGCTTTGAACGAGAACACCACTCTCAACGCCGAACTCTCGGAACAGGTGAACAAGAACATGGCACTTTCTAAAGAGATTGAGCAACTACAGTGCGAAATCGTTTTCCGCGAAATTGCCGAAGGTCTAACTGATACCGAAGTAGAAAAACTCCGCAGACTCGCAGAGGATGTTGAGTTTGAAACTGTCGATCAGTTTGCCGAGAAACTTGGTGTTCTCCGAGAGAACATTGAGACTATTGGATCTGTTACGGAGGGTTCCTTGTCCGCTGACGAAGACATTTCGGAATCGGTTGAGGACGCTTCACAGGAATTGTCCCCGCTCATGGAGGCGTACCTCCGGTCAATGAGCAAGTCGCAAGAGTAATCCAGTCACCACAGACTGTTAAAAAACAGGAGAAGAGTTCACATGGAAAACAAATTTCTAACCGAGCAGGCTGTCCGCAAGTGGAAGCCCGTCCTAGATCACAGCGATCTAGCCCCCATCGCTGACGCTCACAAGCGTGCCACCGTTGCCACCCTCTTGGAAAACCAAGAAACAGCAATCAGGGAGCAGATGCTTGTTGAAACCAACGTTGTTGGTGCTGGTATGTCTGGTCTTGCCGCTGGTGGCGAAGGTGCTATCAAGGGTTACGACCCCATTCTTATCCAATTGGTTCGTCGCGCCATGCCCAACCTTATGGCATACGACATCTGCGGCGTTCAGGCAATGACAGCCCCTACGGGTCTGATCTTTGCCATGCGTAGTCGTTACGCTCCTGCTCTGAACCAAAGCGGCACTGAAGCCTTCTACAACGAACCCGCTGCAAACTACTCGGGTTCAAGCACTGTTACCGCTAGCGGTTTCAGCGCCGGCGTGACGGCAGGCGGTGGTGCAACTGGTAACCTCACCGCCTTTGGTCCTGGTACTGGCGTTGATCCGTTCTTCGGATACGCTGGAACTGCTCTTAATCCAACCAGTGCCAGCGGTCTAACCACTGGTTCGGCTCTTACCACCGCCTTTGGTGAAGGTAATGCTCCCAACCAAATGGCGTTCACTATTGAGCGAGTTGGCGTTCAGGCTGCAACCCGTATGTTGGCTGCATCGTACTCGGTTGAACTCGCCCAAGACCTCAAGGCTGTTCACGGTCTTGACGCGGAGACAGAACTCGCTAACATTCTGTCCACCGAAATCTTGGCTGAAATCAACCGCGAAGTGGTTCGCAACGTCTACCGTTGCGCCAAACTCGGTGCACAGCAGAGCGACCTGTACTACAAGACTGTCGCCGGCGGTCTTTCTTCCGGTGGCGCATACGGTGGCGTGTACGACCTCATTCAGGACTCGGACGGTCGTTGGAGCGCGGAAAAGTTCCGTGGTCTAATGTTCCAAATTGAGCGTGAGTGCAACCAGATTGCCAAGGACACCCGTCGTGGCAAGGGCAACTTCATCATCTGCTCGGCAGATGTTGCTTCAGCCCTCGCAATGGGTGGCTTCCTGAACATCTCGCCTGCCCTCAACGTCAGCCTTGACGTGGACGACACCGGCAACACCTTTGCTGGTACTCTCAACGGCAAGATCAAGGTCTACATTGACCCCTATGTTGACGTAACCAACGGCACTGCTCCGAACTTTGTCTGCGTCGGCTACAAGGGAACCAGCCCCTACGATGCAGGTATGTTCTACTGCCCATACGTTCCGCTACAGATGATGCGTGCGGTTGATCAGACCACCTTCCAGCCCAAGATGGCGTTCAAGACCCGCTACGGCATGGTTGCGAACCCCTTCGCTGAAGGCAGCGAACAGGGTGGTGGCGGACTTAAGTCTCGCAGCAACGTCTACTACCGTATCTTCAGGGTGGACAATCTCCACGGTGTCGCATCGTAATAGACTCTCTGTCAGAGTTACTTTTCGGGAAGGGGGAGGCGAAAGCCTCCCCTTTTCTTTTCTACATAGTAGTATGGCACTGAACTATAACTTTACAGATATTCCCTCTAATATTTTAGAGCGGTATCCTGACAGCGTGAACCCACTGCTGCCAACTTACTTTAGATTCACTTTGGGGCGTGTTCCTAATGTCATGTACTTTTGTCAGTCGGCAAACATTCCAGGTATGAACTTGAGCGAAGTAGTCATGCCCACTCCGTTTATGCCCATCAAAGCACCAGGCAAACTAGACTTTGATGAACTGGCAATTTCATTTATTGTGGACGAAGGGCTGAACAACTGGCTTGAGATAAAGAATTGGATGCGGTCTACCACAAATGTGGAAGACTACACCGAATTCAGACCCATCAACACCCACCTGTCTACGGCTAACCTGATTATTTTAAACAGCGCAAAGCAGCCTAAACTCAATGTGACCTTTGAAGGTGTGTTCCCGCGAAATCTTACGGGCATAGATTTCAACTCCAGTATTAGTGAGCCGGATCCGTTTGTAGTGAACTGCACTTTCTCTTTCCGCTCGTTTAATATAGAGCGACTGTAAAATAGAAAAACGAACTTGACATAAGCAGCGATACCGATAAACTTCGTCATGGAGGTCGCTATGACTCTAAACGATTTGCGTGCAGAACTACTCAAAGACATGGGACTGGACGAAACCGCACTGGACTCCGAGTCCCTACGGATTCCACAACTCCACGGCAAGTACCTGAACTTCTTGTTTGATGAACGCTTGCTGCTGTCAAAGTACGAAGGCGACCTTGCCCGTGTGACCCGTGTAAAATGGGAGTACTACACAGGCAAGATGAGCGACGAAGAACTAAAACAACGAGGACTTGAACCGTTTCAACTTAAGGTTTTGCGCCAAGACATTTCTGTGTACATGGACTCTGATGAAGATGTGATCAAGGCACGGCAGCGATTACAGTATCAGCGCGAGAAAATTTCTCTGCTTGAAGAAGTGATCAAAGAACTAAACAACCGTCACTGGAAGATCCGTAACGCCATAGAGTGGAGAAAGTTTACCAGTGGTCAGTGATCTTCTAACAACCGATCAGGACGGATGGTGGGTAGACATGATGTATTTGCAGGACACCATGCTTGCAGCAACTCACAGCACTGATCCTCGCACCCAAATTGGTTCTGCACTTATTATTCCTGGAGGAGGAGTGCTGTTAAAGAATTGGAACGCAGTTCCAACCCGTTTACATAAAGCAGGGTATCCTAAAACTGTAACTGTAAGATCGCATTGCACCGAACACTCTGCAAAAAGAGTGATCTACCAAGCAGTGATGAACAAACTCAACACTGGTGGGTTAACTCTTTACACTACATGGGGATTGTGTTCTGATTGCTCCCGAACAGCCATACAGTTTGGTATTGGTCGTGTCGTTGTGTTGCGTACTCTTATAGAACGAACTCCCAAGCGATGGGAAGAGTCTATCTGTTCAGGATTGACCATGTTGCGCGACGTGGGAGTACCTGTGGTTGGATGGTCTGGAAAACTGTCTTCTAAATACTCTATACGCTTCAATGGTGAAGTTTTGAGCGGAGAGGACATGGGCTAATGGTTGATTTGGATGTGAGCATAGTGGACTCTGTGTATGTTCGGGTAAACTGCGACCGTAGTGTTGCCCGCGAACTGTCCGACTATTTCACATTCAAGGTTCCTGGCTACAAGTTCATGCCTGCGTATCGGTTCCGTATGTGGGACGGAGAAATCCGTCTGTACAACATTCACACACAGCAGATATACGCGGGGCTTGTGGATTACATTCATAAGTTTGCACAAGAACGCAACTACAGCATCACATTGCCTGCGGTGAATGGGTTCAAGACCGATGCTGAAGCGGTTCGTGGTTTTATCCAAGACCATCTTAATGTACACGTGAACGGCAATAAGGCGTCTGCTCACGACCACCAAATCAACGCAGTTCTCCACGCAATGGAAAAAGAACGCTGCTTGCTCCTGTCGCCAACAGGCAGCGGAAAGAGCCTCATCATCTATTCTCTTGTTCGGTATTACTTGAGCAAGATACCAAAGGATAAAAAGGTTCTAATAGTAGTGCCAACCGTTTCGCTTGTAGAGCAGATGTTCTCAGATTTTGAGGACTACTCTAGTGCAAACGGGTGGGACGCACAGCGAAACTGTCACAAGATTCTTGCAGGAGAAGACAAGGGGACAGCGAAGCGCGTGGTGATATCCACTTGGCAGTCCATCTACAAGCAAGACGAGAAATATTTTCAACAGTACGGTGCAGTGGTTGGTGATGAAGCACACCTGTTCAAGTCTAAATCACTTACTGCTGTGATGAGCAAACTGAAGACGTGTCCGTTTCGCGTGGGCACAACAGGAACTTTGGACGGAACTCAAACCCACCGCTTGGTTCTTGAGGGGCTGTTTGGTAAGGCATACGAAGTAACCAAGACCAAAGCACTCATAGAGCAGAGCATTTTGAGTGATCTGAAGATTGATTGCTTGATGTTGCAGTATCCTGATAGCGACAAAGATCAGATTAAGAGAGCCAAATACGAAGACGAAATAAAGTGGTTGGTGGGGTCACAACGCAGAAACGATTTCATAATCGACCTGTGCAAGCGGCTCAAGGGCAATACACTTATGTTATTTCAATTCGTTGAGGCGCACGGCAAGGTACTAAATACAATGGTGACCTCTAGCGTTCCACCCGAGCGAAAGGTCTTCTTTGTGTACGGGGGCACAGAAGCCTCTGAACGAGAAGACATTCGTAAGATTGTGGAAAGCGAAAATGATGCGATCATTATTGCTTCATACGGTACTTTTAGTACAGGGATTTCTATAAGGAGGCTGAACAACATCATATTTGCGTCTCCATCCAAATCTCGTATTCGTGTGCTGCAAAGCATTGGTCGCCAATTACGAACTCACAAGGACAAAGGCACTGCACGGCTGTACGATATTGGAGACGATCTGTCGTGGAAATCGTGGAAGAATCACACTCTACGACACATGAATGAGCGTCTGCAAATATACAAGTCTGAAGGGTTTGACTACCGAGTGGTCAAAATTCAACTAGGAGAACCGCCATGAGATCCCGAAAGAAGTCTGAACTCCGCGTATTTAAATTACGTAGTGGCGAAGAGATTGTGGCGCGGTACGCTGGTAAAAACAAAGACAAGATTAAGTTGCAGCGTCCTATGCGTGTGGTCAACGCGGTACAGGCAGATCCGTTTACAGGCTCCAAACGACAAGTAACTTACTTTACTGACTGGTTGGGGTGCACAAACTCGCCAAGCGCAGAGATTCCCCAAGATTTTGTGCTTGTGGATTTTGATCCGTCGCCTGAAATTACTTCGCTGTACTCCCGTCAGATTGAACTTCAAGACACAGGAAAAGATACACCAAAACTTCCGTTAGAAGCCGCGCCCCCCAATTCAACTCCAGTTGCGCCTAACAGCACTGCTCCTTTAAAACTAACAGAAGAGGAGCAGTGCGAACTGGAGGAAGAAGTGGATCGTTTCATGCGCGAACACCAAAAGAATGGTTATGGTGAGCAGCAACCGCCTCCCCAAAGCAATCCGTTTATTCCACCAAAGAGCATTACATTTTCAATTGGCGTTCCTCAAGAGATCATGGAAGCGTGGATCAACAACGGATTCATGGATTACTTGAAGGACAGTATTCAAGACTTTCTTACGGGAGAATTTTTGGACGATATTTTCGAGGACATGGAAGAGGAACACGAAAAGAAGCGTCGCCCAAAACAGAATCCTCCCAATTCTCGCCGTGAAAAAATTTCACGAAGCGACTGGAAAGAGCCTGACGAAAAGCAGAAGACCGATCCCAAGTTTGGCAACAAGCCTGCGGACTGGTCGCCGTTCATAAAGGACTATTTGGAAGACGAAAAGAAAAAGGACGATGGGCTTGACAAGCCCGAGTGATAGATTATCTTGTGCGAAAGGAACAGCATGGCAAAGAAGAAACGTGACCATTACATCGACAATGAACAGTTCTTTACGGAAATGAGTGCTTGGAGAAAGCAGGTTGACGCTGCGGATGCAGCAGGAACTCCGCATCCGCCTGTTACTCACTACATTGGTGAGTGCTTTATGAAGATTGCGGAACACCTGTCCCGCAAGCCTAATTTCATAAACTATCCGTATAGGGACGAAATGATATCCGATGGAATAGAAAATTGTCTGCTGTACGCATACAATTTCGATCCAAAGAAGTCAACTAATCCGTTCTCGTACTTTACTCAAATAATCTACTACGCGTTTCTCCGTCGTATACAGAAGGAGAAGAAGCAAGCGTACATTAAACTCAAGAAGATTGAGATGAGTAATGTAGACTCGCAAATGCGTAACTGGATACGAGACAATTACCTCAAGGTGGGAGACAACTTTGAGACTAACGCCATTTTCTTGACAGAA